ATTCTTCAACTCCTCAAGGCGCTTAGGAAGGTCCAGGTCATAGGCACTGTTCAGCAACGGATTATCAAGAATACCAGTCATAGACACGCCCAGGAGACGCTCTTCCTCGGTGTTGGTCTGCCAGATCTTCCGCAGGTACGGAAAGTGAGTCATCGTCGATTGAAAAGTTCCAAGAATCGTTGCCAAGCGAACCTTGTTGCGAAGTCGATCCATATCATCGCCGTTACGAACAATAACGGAAGAAAGATTGCAAAATTGATAAGGTCTAAGAATAATCTCGCTGCAAGGGTTCGTACCCCATTCTTTACCCAGGCTACGGCGTCCATTCTTTTCTGCTTGAAGTTCTGAAGCATAACGGTTGAAGATTCCTCGCTCACCGGAGTGAGATTCATAGATGTTAGACCATTCACGCATGAACTGACCAACATCAGGCTTTACCTCGTACACAGCGCTGTTGTTAGCCAAGGCTCGTTGACCGTTACCATCCCACCAGTTGCCTGCCTTAGCGTGAGCCATGCGGTCATCACCGAGGTCAGACAGGGAGATCATAGCACTACGGCGCACTCCGCCCACGACGACAACTTCCCCGATCTTACAGAGAATATCATGACACTCGATGGTGTGTAACTTACGCCCCACAGCTCCTTTGAACTTGGCGATAACATATTTAAACAACTCCACCAGAGGCTCGGGTCCACTTGCCCGTCCACCGAAGGTTTTAAGGCGTGTACCGGCAGGACGAACTGCGGAAACATCCCACTTCGGGATCTCACCGGCGTAGAGGAGAGCAATGATTTGACGGAGAGCCTTTGCCCATCCTTCCTTGGAGTCTTTAACAACAATAGTAGTATTGCTGTCGTACAGCTTTTCAGGAATCTCTGGTAGTTTGTTAACATATTTCTGCTCCACGCTAAAGCCCACACCTGTGCCACACAAGAGGATGTACATAGCCTCGTCGAAGGCTTTGGGGTCATCAATGGGCAGGTACGAGCAGTTATAACCAGCAATGTTCTGGCGCTCCAAGGCCTCACCAGCAGTCATAATTGATCTCATAGAAGGCATAACTTCTAGGTTAGTCACAGCCTCTTCAAGCTCATGACGCAGGGCAGGACTGAGCGTATATTGGTGCTTGTCCTTAAGATGTTTTTCCATGAAGTTAAAGTAACGAGTAACTGTTTCGGGCCAGTGCTCTCGTCGTCCTTTATCGTCTAGGAACCGGCTGTAACGGCTTTTTGCAATGTAAGTTTGGTACGGGGTCATTATTTTCCTTGTTCTAGTTCAATCAGCTTTTCAAGATAGTGGATGGCTTTCTTGAGGTCGTCTATACCGCCCTTGTCTCTCCAACGGGACACGTATTTTACGCAGTTTCCGGTAAAATAGCAAAGGTTATTTGCATGAATGTAGTCCCAAGGTTGGATTTCTTTGTCACTATAGTGACTCCCTGATACTTGTTTACCATTAGCACCTTTTTGGGGCACTGGTTCCAATATTTTCAAAGACTTCATGTATTCATCTATTTCCTTTTCCGTGACTTGATACGCCATACCAGGAATAGGTTTATTGCTGATCGGATTCCATTCGTCCATATTTCTTCTCCAAGTATTCGATGCTTAAGAACATTTCATCAAAGTGGCCATCTTCAACCTCGTTCATTACGAGTAAGCCCCGCCAATGACGGTTACTAAGCTGATCCATATAACTCTCATCGTGCAGATAATAACTACCAACCACAATAGCTGTGATAGGTCGTCCATCAGCTCGCTTACCATAGGCGACTTGTTTTCCTTGTTGGTGTCCAGCAACACACGACATATGTAGCTTACTGATAATAGCAGCAGGAGACGATGCAGGTCTGCCCATAGCACCGACAGGCCAGTAATGGTTAAAACCAACACCATTAATGAAAACAGGATGTAAGAACCCATGTACTTCCCAGTCTGATTCATAGCCTAAGTCCTTTGTTGAGATTAACCCTTCAAGGGTGGGATTGTTGTTAACAGCCCTATCAATACGATTCTCATGGTTGCCCAGAGTCAGAACCATTCGAGGCTTGTAGACCTTCTCTTTGTTCTTCTTCTGCCGAGCTTGGAGATCTTTGAGAGGCTTCAGGAGCATCTTCATAGCCTGCTTCGTAACGTCGATATCAGACTTGTACCTAAGCCCTTCAAAATACTTGGAGCCTTTAATATCGTGGGAAGACAGACTAGGCATATCAGCAAAGTCCCCGAGGTTAACAACAACGTCAGGCCGGTAATCCGTAATAGCCTGACCAGCCCAAGTAAGATGCTCCAGAGGAACACCTTGCTTGACTTGACAATCCGGTATAACAAGGATTCTCATT